CTTATGTATTCATCTTATGATGTTAAATTGGTATTGACTTTTATTTCTAACTATGATAACGGTAGACAAGCACGTGCAGAATGGATAGCTAAAAACCAAAATTCAATCAATCAAATTTCCGTGGCAAATACTAATAATCCTAATTTGATATTTAGTAAACAAGCTAAGATTAAAACGATTGACTTTATAGAAAACCCTTACGTGAATGGTATGCAAGCCGAACTAACATTAGAGTTGGCTGGTAGGTGGCAATCATCTGTTAAACGTACAAGCGCAACTGTTTATCCCTATACAGGTGGAACTAAAAAATATAACTATCGTTATTATGACAAAAATAGGACTTTGTTACCAAGTGCGACAGGAAACCAACCTTATGCTGACATAGCTATTGTTGATGTGACTTATATAGAGGACATAAAGCACCAACCAACATACAAATACGGCTACCAAATCATCACAGACGAGGTTAAAACAGATGGATATAATGGGTTTATAATCAATATACCATCACAAACAACCCCTGTAAACGTGACTTTAACGGCACCAAGTGGTTTGTCAGCTACTATAACAACAAGCCAAATAAACGTACCTCTTCAAATTTCAAGTGATATGATTGGCTACTCCTTGGATAACTTCGATACATTTACGTTACTAAATAAAGGTTTTCCTGCTTCAAAGTATTGGGACAACTTACTTTCTGTATATAGTACTATTCAAACCATATTAAACGCCAATACAGTGACCGTCTCTGTGGCAAGTAATACAGGTAGCACAATACCGTTTGAATTCTACTTATACAAACTACAAGACTTGATTTAAGAAAGGTATAAAACATGACATTAGCAAACACAGAATTAGTATATCAGGCTGACTTTATGAACGTATCGCCAAGTGCTGACGGAGCCGTTTTTAGTGGTATTGGTAATCGGATTATCACAGGATTAGTACCAACATTAGTCAATGGTTCCGTTCAAGTTACCGCTGGTAAGGCATTGGTTCAAGGGCGATTATTTGAATTAACAGAAACTAAGACTTATACGCCAACTAGTACGGGACTTCAATATTTGGGACTTATGGCTGATTTAACTCAACAAAACCAAGATGGCGATACAGTTCGAAATAACCAGTACACAGTCGGTTTTTTCACTAGTCAATCTGGAGATTTAATAAAGGGCGATACAAAAGCAAATATCCCAATTTGGCTTGTTAATGGTACAAACTCTGTTTCATTTGCCAATCAAATTACATCAGGAATTTACCCAAACTGGAAACCTAACACGCAATATAACGCTGGTGATTTAGTAATGGTTAACTCGCTAAATGGCAGTAATACTGACAATGGATATTTAAAAAACGCTATATTAAAAGCCAACAAATCTCACACGTCATCTACGGCGTTTCCAGACTCAAGTACCGGAATGTGGACGTTAATGAATATAGAGTCATATTTTAGAACTGGGTCAATGATATTTGCATTTAATAGAAAGTTGAAAATTGTTCGCACTGGTAATATTATTAAGGCCGGATATTATGATACTGCTGGTAACTTTACTTTTGGTCCGGGTAATACAGCGTTAAATGAAAAAATGCCAACATGGGCTGATCCAGACGTGGGGGGATATGACAATCAATTTTTTGTAACAGGAACCCCTTATGATAACCGACCATATACATGGACATTAGTTATACATTCTCGTAAATCACCGCTATTATCATCATTCTATACTGATAGACAAATCAACGCTAATGTAGGTTTAAGAGGAGAGGGTACATCATCAACATCAGCAGACCCCGAATGGATTGGTGCCATTCCAGATTAAATAAAAAAGCCTTATGAAATCAATCATTTGGCTTTTTTTGTTGGCTATAATCAATCTTTGGTAATCCTTTTGGTTTACTTGGTTTTGATTTACTGGCTGTTAATTTATTGTACTGGCGGATAATCTCACTTGCTTCACTGATGTCAAGTGTTAGTATCTCACTTAGTGGTTGATTAAGGTGCATAAGAAAGGCTATTATCCTATAAATTAAGTAATATTTATCTCCACCATCATCATTCTTATGCTTACTTTTGACCTGTGAGCTTAGCAAGAAATTGATTGAACAATACACCCTCTGGCAAATCTAATTCTTCATATTCTTTGCGTGTATCTTCGTTCTGTACTAATACGCCATCAACGGTCTGTGCGTACAAGAATTTTAAAACGTCATGGCGTGTCTCAATAAACTGTAAAGAAGTAATTTCACTGGCTTTTTCTGGGTCTGTGGGGTCTTGTTCAAAACTAGCCAATCGACTTACAACCTCACCTAATTGGGCGTTAAATTCATCACCAGTTTCATCTTTAAAGATTTTCTCGGTATTGATTGTGCGTAAAAACTTATACTCGTTTGTGATTACTTGTCCGTTATCATCAAATCCAAGATGTTCTGTGTAAGTAAATTTCATGTTCATTTGTCCTTTTAATTAAGTTTATGTATTCATTGTATCACACTAAATAAAAAAAGACAACCTATTTCTTTGGGTCATCTGATTGTTTAATAAGTTCTTTTTTTGAATTATCTAAGTATTTGGCTACTGCTTCAGGGAATGGTAATCCTAATGCTATCCAATTCTCGGCTAAGCTAAGTGCTTGTGTAAATAATACCAATGTCTCGAATACGTTCCAATAGTCACCGTAATCTAATGCGAAGAAGATTGGTATTGTTAACGGTGGGATTAAAATCAATAAACAGTGTTTTAATAAGCCATAAGCGCTGATCGTAGAATTTAGAGATTTAGATATAACGGCTTTGATGATACCGAGAAATATGTCAACTAAACTGGCATATATGATTGCCACGAAGATGTGTGAATTGTGAAGTGTCGTTACGATTATATCCATAGCCCATGCCATTATTACGTTTCCATTCGGTTATTTTGTGTACTAATATTATATCATAAAATAAGCAATAAAAAAAGCCCTTTCACAGGACTAATTACTATATACTAATACAATACCTAATGACACAACCATTTCAACGGCGAACACTAAGATTGAGAATACGATACTACCAAAGACAGTAAATAGCCAAATTGGGAATGCAATAATAGCCACGAGTAAGAAAAATAAAATTATTTTGACTAGCAACGTAATTACTTTTTCTTTTGATTGATTATCCATTGTTTTCATCTCCTAAATCTAAGGTTAGTTGTTCACTCGTTGATAGGCTAGCCTCTGACTCACTTTGGCTTGTTGAGTCGTCACTGGCGCTCGTTGTATCTAATTGGCTATCTGGAGTACTTTTAATTGGTTCTGGTTCAACTATAACAGAAGTAGTAAAAGTTGCCTTAAATCGACTACTAGGGACATACATGAATTTATTTTCATCTGTGAACTTAATTAGGTAAAATTCGCCAGATGGTAATTGACTCTTGATACTAGTTGCCAACGTAGGGTTGAATTCAATTGAGATAACTCCGCCTTGACCAATTGTAAAGCCTTGTCCCGCTGTGGTACTTGTAATTTCTTTAATTGTAACATTGTAGTTTGTCATGTTTTATCCTTTCACCATAAATAACTTTTCTGTTAGTTGTCCTTTATTTTTTATTTGAAAGGTGCTTTTAGCTTTATCAAAGTTATAAACACATTCAAATCTATCATCTAATACTTCATAGCTTGACAATAGTACAATGTTATTATTTGACATTTTAATAACCCAATCATAGAACTCTTGATAATTAATTTGTGACTTATATGAACCGGTTTCTGTATTTTCATAAGGTGGGTCTAAATATAAAATGGCGTATTTAACATCTGAAAAATAATGATAGTCTTCGTTTGTTGTTTTTGGTAACTGTACTAATTGTTGTAATCGTTCTAATTGCTGTAATCGTTGTAATTGTTCTAATTGATCGTTTTCATCTATTTTTTTATAGGCAGATTTTTGATAAGTTGTAGTCTTTTTATACCCTGAAAAAACATTATCTTTTTTAATTATTTCAACAGCTAAATTATATTTAACATCAGAATATTTTTTACTGTATAGATAGGTTTTTCTGTTATTCCCAAAGCTATTAACCAATAACTTTAATTCATCCTCAACTGTCTTAGTATCTTTTGCTAAAATTCTGAAAAACTCATCACGACTAACAATTAACGTTTTAATCCATTCTCTGTCTTCTGATAAAACGCGATTAAACATGTCAGTAATTGTTTTATCTAAATCATTATAAACAACGTCTATACCATTAATCATTAACTCTGCCGTGATAGCTCCGCCGCCACCGAATACATCATAAACTGTTTTGTCAGTACCAAAGTTTTGTTTAATAATCTCCACAATCTTTTTACTAATCTTCTTTTTACTACCAACATAAGGAAGTCCAACAGGTTTCCCTTTGCGTATTTTCTTTTCATCTAGTGTGAGCATTAAAATTCACTCTTTTCTTGTCCATGGTAGCCTTGTCGGTATAAGTCTTGTAGATAGTCATCATTGTACTTGATAAACATGTAAATATGATATACCAGTGTGATAATACCAATACTTACGAATGCTCCCAAAATGTCAATGGCTAATGCAATCATAAAGTTACGCATATCACCTCGGAATAGTGGGACAAAGAAGCCAAAGAATAAGAATGTCCAAGATAATCCAATCTTAACTCGCTTTACTTTACCATAGTTGTTTTTTACTGTAATTTTCATTAGTTACTCTCCTTTGCAATATTATCGATAATAATCTGAATATTTTCTTGTGCTTTTTTCAAATCTTTAACCATATCATCTTTACGACCAGCACGAGCCAAGTATTTGATTGCATTACCGGTTGCCCAAGCTCTTACTCCTGACATATGAGCAGTTAAACTTGTGATATGGTCTTTTACCTGTGTACCGTCTTCTAATTGATAATGACTTGGCTTGTATACTGGGTCTGATACCATTGTAAAATCGCTGTCTCTAGTCCCGTCATCATTTAATTTGTCAATCATCTATCTAGCTCCTTATAATCCATTTTTATATTTATAATCTCACGTGCTCTATCAAATACAAATACTTTAACTTCTCCGCTGAACAATTTGGCTAATCCATCAGCGGTTGCGTTAACATCTACTAAGTTACCATAGGTTGCTCCAGAAGTTTCCCAAGCGTCGTTATTTAATTTTCGTGGTGCTATTACAAATACTTTTTTGTCTACTAGGTTCACAATTTAATTCCTCCTTTAACTTATGAATTAATT